GAAGGGTGCGAAGGAAATCATTGCATGGCGAACGCACGCTACCGGGACGATATCTTGGGACGTGAACACGATGGCGTATCTGGAACTCCTTGACGTGGTGCCGATTAGGTGGTATCCGGGCAATCACGACGAGACCCAACTCACAAACTTTCGAGAATGACATGCGCGAGATCACAAGCTGCGAAGTCTGCGGTAACACCCACCTTCAGTCTGTGATCAACCTCGGCAATCATCCCCTCCCGGATGATCTTGTGAAAATTGGCGACAGCCGCGTGCCGGAAGAGTACCCTGTCGAGGTGCTGTTCTGTGACAACTGCAAGACGGCGCATCAGCGTTTCCAGGTCCCCAAAGAAAAACTCTTCCCCGGGTCATATCACTACCGCGCCCGCCAGACGCAGGATGTGCTGGACGGCATGGCGCAGCTTGTCGACAGCCTCTCACAGAAGCGCAATCTTGCTGGTTTGAAGGTGCTAGACATTGGCTGCAATGACGGCAGCCTGCTGACTGAGTTCGCGAAGCGTGGCGCGGAAACTTATGGTATTGAGCCAACCGATGCGGCCGAGGATGCCCGGGCGCTCCACACAATTTACAAGGGGTTCTTTACTCGTGAGACGGCGCACAAGTTTGTAGAGTTGTTTGGTTATCCGGATATCATCACGTTCACGAATGTCTTTGCACATATCGAAGACCTGCCGGGTCTGTTGGAAGCGCTCACTGTTTTGCGTACGGTGTCAACGTGGATCGTGATTGAGAACCACTACCTGGGCGCGGTGCTCGATCGTAACCAGTTTGACACGTTCTATCATGAGCACCCGCGTACCTACAGCTTAACGTCCTTCGAAAACATCGCCATGCAGCTTGGGATGGCCATCAAGGAAGTGGAGTTTCCGGTGCGGTACGGCGGCAACATTCGTGTCATTCTTGCCACGAACAGGGACAGCGCCAAACTTGTCACGGATAGGCCGATCAACGAGAACAACTTCGGCGACCGTCTTGTGGCGCTTGACAGTGGCGTGAAGCGGTGGCGTGATCGAAAGGCCTTGGCGATTGGAAAGTTGTTCTTGGACAATGGCCCCATTGCGTGTGCGGCATTTCCCGGCCGCGCTGCGATCCTAATGCGATTGCTCGGGCTTCCGGCCGGGGTGTTTGACAAGGTCTACGAGAAGCCGGGCTCGCGCAAGATCGGCTACTACGTGCCGGGCACGCGCATCCCCATTGCGTCAGATGCTGATTTTGCCATGAACACCGTGCGTCCGGTGATCAACATGGCGTGGCACATTCCAATCGAGATTGAGAGGAACTGGCGGTTCAAGGGCTTCAAGGGACCGCTTATCCCCATAGTCGATCAGTCCGACTTTAACTGATCATTCATCTCACAATGTTAAGTCTTCTGGCTAGGGCACAGCCCCTTCCAGGAGATTTACCATGGCCAATGGTTTGAAGAGTGGTGCGAAAGACAGCGGCTCCGTTGCCCCCCTTAAGGGCACGTCCAAGGTCGATCGCCACGAGAAGTCCCATGACGTTGAGTTCGCCAAGGGTGGCAGTGGCCACATGTTCGGCGAGCAGGCGGCCGGCGAAGTAAAGCCGGGCATTACCAGCAAGCCCCCGGATCAGGGCGGCAAGGGTGCTGAGTTTGCCAAGGGCGGCAGCGGCAAGATGTTCGGCTATAAGGGTGCGGCCGACGCGCAGGCTGGCATCACGAGCGCCTACTAAGGAGCTCCCATGGCTGGCATTTCTGGCAAAGCACCTAAATCAGTTTCCGGAGGGACGAGTAGCCGGGAGTTCACTCTTGGCTCGCGCCCCCCGGATGTTTACTCGCCGCGGATCAAACCCCTCGGCGGGCAGACCCAGTACGGCAAGGCCGCGGACCCGCAGCGACAGGCCAATCCGACGGGCATCACCTCCGGGCTCACCAACAGACCAGGGTTCTAAAATGGCATTTCCCCCGCGCGGCCAAGGCCCTAGCAAGAAGTCCTTGACCCCCCTCTCAAAGGGTGGGTCGATCCAGAAGCACGCTGGTAAGGGTTCTAGCATGGCTCCCATGCCGGATCGGAATACCATACAGCAGCTTCAGCAGCCGGCCACGAACGGCATCAACAACTACGCGAAAGCATCACCGATGGGTTCACCCCAACCCGCGGTCGACGGCCTTGGAAGCGGAACCTGGGGTGGAAACGGTCAGTAATTGTGCCCCCACAAGACCCTAATCAGAAGCGTCGTCATCCTCTTGAAGAAGCTGCCCTTCGCCTGCGCGCCGCGGGCGGGACGGCATATGACGACTTCCTTAACGTATTTGAGACCTATCTGCGCGAAGTTACCGACGCGGTAACAGACGCATCCGCCGATCAAGTCCTTGGCGCTCAAGGACAAGCCCGGCAGGTGAAGAAGTTGCTGCAAATATTCAAAGCCGCCAACAAGTAGCCTACGCCGCATAGCCGCGTACGCCAAAGGAGAGTGCGATGCCTGATACCCTTCCCCCCGTGGATACGGCTGTCTCCGTTCCGGAGAGTGTCCGCCGAGCCGCTGCCGAAGCTGAAGCCCGCCATAAGGCAGCCTACCAAACTCCTGACCCTGTTGTAAGTGGCGAGACGCCCGCGCCGGCCGTTGCCACCACCGTTGCCGCGCCGGCCGTTGCCGCGCCGGCCGTTGCCGCGCCGGCCGTTGCCACCACCGTTGCCGCGCCGGCCCCCGCCGCCGCCCCCGCCCCTCAGGGCGAAGTCGACTGGGAGGCTCGCTACAATTCTATGAAGGGGCGCTTTGACCAGAGCCAGCGTACGATCGGCTCTATGCAGGGTCAAATGTCTGAACTCGGGGACGAACTGGTGCACACCCAGTCCCTCTTGACACCGCGCCAGCCGCCTCAGCAACAGCAACCCGCGCGACTATTAACAGACCAGGATCGTGCCGACTACGGGACGGAACTGATCGAGGTGGTGCAGAAGGCCGCGCTGGAAGCGGTGGCCCCTGAGATCACTACACTTAAGCAGCAAAATCAACAGCTTAGGCAGAAAGTTGCCCAGCAGGATCAGCAGGGGATTTTCGCTGCGCTGGACCAAGCTGTGCCGAATTGGCGCGAGATTAACGAGAGCGACCGCTTCAAAACGTGGTGCCGTTTACCTGATCTTTACTCCGGTGTTCTACGAGGGAGATTGTTGAACGATGCGTTTCGAGCAGGTCAAGCTCCTCGGGTCGCACAGTTCTTCAGGGGCTTCCTCACCGAGGAAGTTGCTACGGGCCAGCAATCAGTAACCCTTCCCCCCGCGGTTGAGCGGACGGCAGCGGTCCCACTGGAAACTCTTGCGGCTCCTGGCAGGGCGAAGCCGGCGACAGGTGCAGATAGCACTAGCGCGCCCGCAGACAAGCCAATTATCACACGCCAGCAGATCGCGGCGTTCTACGACCAAGTCCGGAAAGGGGCCTACGCTGGCCGCGATGCGGATAAGGCCCGGGACGAAGCAATCATCTTCGCCGCACAGCGCGAGGGGCGTACACGTTAACCAGGGGCTAGTCTGATCGCACAGCGTCCGCTGCCCCACAGCTAATGAGGTAGTATCATGCCTATCGGTTCCGGCGCTTTTCCGGGCGCAACAGCAGGCTCTACGCCGGCTCTTTACCCGGTTGGAAGTAGCGGGAACTCTCTACAGGCGACTGGTTTCATCCCTAGCCCAATTTTGGGGATGTAAAACCCTCTCTGAATACCTTGGAAAGCGTCCTTGACGTAACCAGAGGGAACCTGTATATACTGGTGGGATAAACCCGGAGCCTACAATGTCTCCCGAATATCTTGCCGGTATCTTTGATGGGGAAGGCTGTATAGACGTGCAGCGCATGTACCCCAAGAAAAGCAATGGGTGTTTATATGTTCGGCCTCGGGTTCGAATGTGTATGGCAAACAGCGCTAACTTGGTTCTGCACGGACTACACGGTAAATTTGGAGGACACCTTACCCGTCGCAAAGCGCCAAAACCTACCCAGCAAGATAGCTGGTCATTGGAATGGCTTAGCAAAGCGGCGATTAGGGACATCCTTCACGTTGTACTTCCGCACCTGATCTTGAAAGCAGAGCAGGCAAAACTAGTGTTATGGTGGCTGGATAATGCGTCTGGCAAACAAATACGAAACACTAGGTTCGGAACTACAGACTGTTTTGCAGGGATTGGTCAGGCGCGCGTGGTTTTTTGTGAAGAACTTCGCGCTATGAAGCAGGACCCGCAGAGACTAAGTGAGAGGGCAGAGCAACGTATAGGTGCTTTGATGCGATAGTCCGATCTCGACGGCGACGCCGAGAGGTTACCAGAAATGAGTAGCCCCCCTGGAAACAGGGAGTAACAACAGGGAAATTTGGTCTGGAAAGCTTGTAGAGAAGTTCTATGCTAGCACGGTGCTCGCTGCTATCAGCAACACCGACTACGAAGGTGAAATTAAGAACAAGGGCGACCGGGTTAAAATCCGGACGAAGCCGACCATCACCATTCACACGTACGACGCCGATGGCCTCTTGGGCCTCGATCGTCCGACTGGCGGGACCGTGGAACTCTATATCTCCACGGGCAAGTACTTCTCGCTGATCCTGGACGACGTGATGGAAGTTCAGAGCGATCTGAATATCCTGTCCATGTGGTCGGACGACGCTGCGCAGCAACTGAAGCTTTCAGTTGACACCGACGTGCTTGCGGGCATCGTTGGCCAGATGGCCGCGGTGAACCAGGGCATTGCCGCTGGTGCGATCACGGGCTCGGTTAACCTGGGTGTCCAGGGTACGCCAATCACGGTGGTTGGACGTAACCCGGCCGCAGGCCAAGTCGAACTCCTGGACGTGCTCATGCGTATGGGTCAGGTCCTTGACGAACAGAACATCCCGGAAGTTGGCCGTTGGGTCATTCTACCGGCGTGGGCTGGCCGTCAGATCAAGCAGTCGGAACTCCGTCAGGCTTACCTGTCTGGCGATAGTGTCTCTATGCTGCGGAACGGGCGGCTTGGCATGGTGGATCGCTTCACGATCTACGTGTCGAACTTGCTCCCGAACAACAGCACGGACAGCGCTGCGTTCAACGCCGGCGAGTGGCCCCTTTTCGCCGGACATGCTCACGGTCTGACTTTCGCGAGCCAGATCAGCAAGGTCGAGACGCTGCGTTCCGAGTTGACGTTTGGTCAAATCCTGCGTGGGTTGCAGGTGTACGGATATCAAATTGTTGATGGCCGCGCCCTCGTTCAGGCTCAGGTTACCCCGGGTTCGTAAGCCCGGCGTCTAGTCAAGCGTGACTAGACAAAAGGGGCCGGCTTCAAACCGGCCCCTAATTATTTATTAACGTGCCAACGTTACCGTGCCGGTAACCTAGGGCGATCTCCATGGCTGATCCGCTGTCCACTGACGAAGAACTCCTCACGATCACAGATTACGTGGAGGCTATCCGGGCTGTCATTCAGGACATGACGGTGCCCTACCGCTATGCCGACAGCGACATACTTGTCGGCTTCAACATGATGCTGCTTGAGGCGCGCCGCCTGCGCGCGGACCTGTTCGTGGGGAAGTACGGCGCTCATGTGCCGCGGTTCTCCGCGGTCGACGGCAGCGAGGTTAATATGGACGCCCAGTTTCGGCTCGGGTTCGTCTAT